TTATAGATAGTGTTTAAAGAAGCTGCGCGGAGCAAAGATGCAGATTGATTTGGACTCCTATGAAGTAACCTTGATTTTAGAGACTATTCAGTATAGAATAGATAACGACGAGAAACTGTTATACTCGCCCAACATTCGATCCGATTTAGAAGACCTACTTTCACTATTAGAAGATGAGTACTTATAATGTCTATCTTGGTAAAGATCTTATCATGGAGAATGTAGATGAGTATGACTTAGAGCATAAACTCGTTTTTGTCAAAGAATATTTTGACTGGTATAGAGATGAAGAGTTAGCCAAGAAAAAACTGAAAGTCGTTAAGAATGGAAAGTGAAGTAATTGACTTACCAACTCCAAGAATTTTAAAGTTTAAGTTAGAGGAGAATATACTAGATCATTTAAGTAAATTAAGTGATAAGTATGATGATGGTAAACAACAATGGATGCTAATTGACGACAATAACAGATTTCAGAATGAAGTTTTGAATACTGTGATTGGTCAGTATATTAATACCTATGGCATTCCATTTAGTCCAAAGACTACATTTTGTCATTCTTTTACTTTCCAGAAGTTTTGGTGTAATAGAATGAGTAAAGGGGAATATCAAGCGTTACATAATCATGACGCTGTATTCTCTTTTATTATCTGGTTAAAGATACCTTTCTCTTCTAAAAAAGAAAGAGAAGTTTTTGATTCTATGCATCCAGAACCAGGATCAGTATCATTTGTTTATAGTGATATTACTGGCATTCATAGAAAGCATAGTTTTCTTCTTGATGATAGTTTTGATGGAACGATGTTATTCTTTCCTAGTGACTTATTTCATATGGTCAATCCGTTCTTTACTTCAGATGGTTTTCGTATTTCTATTGCTGGTGATATTGCCATTAATAGTTTGAATCCTATAGAAGCATTGAATACTGGAATGATCCTTGGTTCTATGAATTCTCAAGAATTTCTAACCAGCTAAATAACTCGTAACCATTGCAATGATTGATTTGCTGTGGTAGAATATTTTTGTAAACTGACAACGTTATGGCTAAAGGATTTACTGTAAAAGCAAACGCACCGCAGACTAAGAAAGTAGAAGACGAGTTTGATCTCGCAGCTGCTAAGGAGATGATCAAAGGTAAGAGTATTGTCTTCTGTCTTCCTGGTCGTGGTACATCATATATTTTTCTGAAAGCATTTGTTCAACTGTGCTTTGATCTAGTACAAGCAGGTGCTTCGATTCAAATCTCCCAGGACTATAGTTCCATGGTTAACTTTGCACGATGCAAGGTTCTTGGTGCTAACGTTCTTCGTGGTCCCGACCAAGTACCCTGGGATGGTAAACTGAACTACGATTATCAACTGTGGATCGACTCCGATATCGTTTTCGATACTGAGAAGTTCTACCGTCTCGTGGCAATGGACAAGGACATCGCCGCTGGTTGGTACTGCACGGAAGACGGAAAGACCACCTCGGTTGCTCACTGGCTCGAAGAGGATGACTTCGCTAAGAACGGCGGTGTTATGAATCACGAGACCGTTGAGTCCGCTTCCCGTCGTCGCAAACCCTTCACCGTAGACTACACTGGTTTCGGTTGGGTCCTGATCAAGAAGGGTGTCTTCGAACATCCTGAGATGAAGTACCCCTGGTTCGCTCCTAAGATGCAAGTCTTTGAGTCTGGTGATGTCCAAGACATGTGCGGAGAGGACGTTTCCTTCTGTCTCGATGCTAAGGAAGCTGGTTTTGAGATCTGGTGTGATCCAAAAATCCGCGTCGGTCACGAAAAGACTCGTATTATCTGATGTTATACACTGTACTGGAGTTAGGTACTGATGGTTGGGCTTCACCAGAACCCAACCTGGACACTAATCTAACTAAAGATCAGGCAAAGGAGAGACTCGAATACTATATTAATGAGGGAGTCTCTCCTCAAAGACTCAAAGCAGTCCCACAGACCTAAAAAAATCGCGTTTCGGCGCGTCCCAAACTTCAAAAAATCGCGAAAACCACTTTAAGTTACTAAATAATGGCTGTAAAGAAAATCTCTAAGAGCGGTTCCGTCTTTATCGAGTCCGCTCCCAAGAAAACCCGTCAGGGAAATAGCAAGAATACTAAGTTTTCTGCTTCTTCCCGTAACGGAAAACGCAAACGCTATCGAGGTCAAGGTAAGAAATGACGGAAACTAATCCTAGTTCTGGTCCAAACCCAGCAGATGCTCCTGCTTCTACTCCTGAAGGTGCTCAGTCATTCCAATATGATGTCTCTAAGCAAGCAAGAAAGAGAGCATCTGAAATGGCAAACAAACCAAATCCTGCAAGTCCCCTAGCCGCTGGTTGATTTAAGTGAAAGAATTGCTGTTTATTTCTGAGGATCAAGAAAAAGCCTTGATCCAAAAGATGAGTTATATGATGAAAATGTCAAATTTAGACATTCATCCCAGCAATACTTGTTTTTTGATGGTCTCTCCAGACTATTCAGCAATCGTAACACAACTTCTCTCCCATTCATTGTCCATGGATGGGGAGATTTTTCATATTGAATCGGTAAATGTGCCCTTTCCTGACGAACCTAGAGTAGAATATGAGATCGAATTCTACGCAAATTATGTGCAATGGGCTAATAAATGGGATAATTTCGTACTTTGTGAGGCTGGAGTGATCCGAGGAGGTAATTATACCTGGATTACAGAAGCGATGGACCGTCTCGCACCACGAAATGTCTACTCTCTCGCACTATGTGAGAACATTCATAGCAAATTTAAGAGTGATTTTGTCTCTTTGTACTACGATGACAACACTCAAGACCTCCATTTTTGGTGGGAACGACCAAATAATCATTGGAAGTACTATAATAAATAAGAAATAGAGATAGAAACCTCTCTAAAAGTTCTTTTTTAAGAACACAACGGAGGATTTTATGTCAAATCACCCAGTGCCTGATCAAGGTAAGGACTTCATTGAGTCTGGAATGACATTAATTACAGATACAAAGTCCGATAAGTACTTGAATATGCTCAGGGAGGTCAGTTATGACCACCTAAATGACATGAAACGTCAAAATTCTCTTCATGAATCAATTCGTAATGATGAAGATTATGACGATTGGACGTATGGCACCGAGCCTACTTACGGTCAACCTTGGAAAAAGTGATATAGATAGTAGATACTATTAACTTTCTCCCCAAAACATGGCTCTTGTAGATAGACCAAGGCGTTCAGTAGCATTCAGGGATATTAGTTTTCAGTTTTTGAAACATCCCGTAACGGATGATATTGGCGCCTTTTCAAATGAAGCTGCTATTAAGAGATCGGTTCAAAATTTAGTAAGAACCAGGTATGGTGAGAGGTTCTTTGAACCTCTTTTGGGAAGCACTGTTGAAGATTCTTTATTTGAAACTGCTGATGAATTTACTGCAGACAGTATTGACTCATCTATTGCAAACTTATTAGAAAATTTTGAACCCAGAATTACTAATATTGAAGTAAGAACTGCATATCCAGTTGATAGTAATGAAATTTCTGTTAATGTGAGATTTGATATTCGTGGATTAGATCGACCACAGCAGGAAATAGACTTCATCTTCCAATCGACTAGAGTGTAATGGCTTTTAATCAGTTTACAAACTTAGATTTTGGCACCTTAAGGGAGCAAATCAAGGACTATTTACGTGTAAACAGTAATTTTACTGACTTTGACTTCGAAGGATCTAACTTTTCGATCCTAATCGACCTCTTAGCGTATAATTCTTACATTACTGCCTACAATACCAACATGGCAGTCAATGAATGCTTCCTTGATAGTGCAACTTTGAGGGAAAATGTTGTTGCACTTGCTAGAAACATTGGTTATGTGCCAAGATCTACCAAATCTGCTCGAGCAACCGTCAATTTTGCCGTAGATTTGGGTACTAATGACACTAGAATTGTTACTTTGAAAGCAGGACAGGTTGCTTTGGGTAATCAAGCTGGTGGAGAGTACATTTATTCCATTCCTGACGACTTTGTTACTACTGTTGATAACAGTAACTTTGCAAATTTCGATAATTTGGAC